CGGTCTTCTTCGAGATCCAGCCCATGCTCTCGGCGAACGCGACGTCCTTGAGCGCGGCCGAGCGTTCCTCGACCGCGATCGACGGGAAGACGAACTCGATCTCGGCGTCTTCGCCGGTGAGGCCGTTCAGCCGGAACAGCCGTTCGGCCATGTCGTGCAAGATGCGCTGCATGAGGCGCTGGCGGCGCTCAAAGCGCTTCTGCCCCGGCTCGGTCGCCACCAGGGCGTTCGCACGCGCCCCGCCGCTGCGTCCGACCGTCCAGAGGTACTGCGAGCTGACGCCGACGCCGAGCGCGCACATCGCCACCATCTCCTCGACCGTGCCCTGCCCGGCCGACTCGGTGCCAGCGCTGAACTGGAACGCCTTGAGCTCGACCTGTTCGTTGTGGCCGATCACCGCGCCCGGTTCGGGCGGCTTGCCCTGCGGGAACATGTTGTTGCGGGTCGTGGCGATATCGCCGGCGTTGCCCTTGACCATCAGATCGAACACCATCCGCGCTTCCATGTCGGCGCGGATCACGCGGCTGGTCAAGAGATCCTGCAGGCGCTTGAGGTAGCCGAGCGCCGGGAACAGGTCAGAGCGCCCGCGGACCTCGCCCGAGCGCGCGTTGATGCGGTAGTGGTCGACCTCGGGGGCCGGGATCTGGCGGATCGTGTAGCGCGTGACCGCGCCCTTCGACGTCGGGCCAGTCGGTGCGATGTCGCCGCCGGGCGGCGCGAAAAGCTGCGCGCGCTCCTGCTCCTGCTGGTGATAGAAGTAGACCGTCTCCCAATCCTCCTGGTCGGTGACGATCTCGTAGATGCCGGCGGGGTCGAGCGAGCGAACGATCAGGTCGGTGCGGCCCTGCACGAAGTAGCGCAGGAACAGCTCGCCGTAGGTCGCCAGGTCGCCGTTGATCGACTCGAGGCGGTCGTCCATGTTGTTCTTGCGCCAGAAGGCGTCCCACACTTTCTGGCCGCGGTCGGTCTTCGCGCGCGCCTCGACGCCGCGGCCGAGAACGAACTCGGTGCTGATCTCGACCGAGCGGTGTGCGATCGGGTTGTGCTGGTACGCCTCGAACGCCTTGGCGCTCATCGCGAAGTAGTCGGCCCAATAGAGCTGGCGCGTGGCCGGGCCTGGCAGGAGCGGGATGTACTGGTTGAGCGCGCCGCGTAGCGCCGCGCCGTTGTTCATGCCGAACGACCACCAGTCGGACGGTTCAGGGCCAGCCTCGCGCAGCTTGACCGAGCGCAGGTTGCCGTAGTCCGCGCGCTCTAGCTCCACGTGGGCCTCGCGCAGCGATCGAACCTGGCTCTCGAGCGCGCCGCGCGACTGGTAGAAGCGCGTCCGGTAGTCGGATAGGCGCCCCTCGCGGAAGCGGCCCTCCCACAGACGCGCTTGCAGCTCCCAGCCAGCCGGCGGCATCTCGTCGGGGCACGCCGGCAGGTCGTGGCGCGGATCGTAGTCGTAGCGCTCGGCGGGCGGGTTGACGACGAAGGCGTGCGGCCTGGTCGGCTGATCCCGGCGGCGCGATTGGGTCGCCGAACTCATCAGGCGGGGATCGTAGACCCGTCGTCGGCAGCTACCAGGCCGAGAAGACGCTCGAGGCGGTCGAAGACGTGCGCGGGGCAGTCGGGGTCTTCCTGCACGCGGTTCCACAGGTGGCCGATGTACTCGGCCGCATCCATCGCCACAGGGCCGTCGCCGGTGGCCGTGGCCGCCGCGTTGATCTTCTCGATCGCCTCGCGCGTGGCGCTCGTGACCATGTGCGGCGGCTCCTCGCCGCGCGCGCGAGCTCGTGCGCGGACCTTGATGATGTGCGTCGCCTCGGCGCGGTGCTCGGGCGAGCAGTAGGACGATCGCGGGTGCTCGGGCACGAACTCACGGTCGCAGCCGTCGAGCGCGCACGTGCGCTTGATCGGCCCGCTCTCGCGTTCCTGGCGTTCGCGCGCTCGTTTGCGCTTGCCGTGATCGGTGCGCCGGCGCTGCGCGCGCACGGCCTCGTCGCGACAGTCGATCGAGCAGTAGGCCGTCGCCGGCGCGGTCGCGGTGAACGTGTTGGTGCAGCCCTCGCGTCGACAGACCTTCTCGCTCGGCTGAAAGCCCGTGTAGCCCGCCGGCGGTTTCTTCGTCTTCGGGCGCGGCGTCGGCTTCACGCGACGGACGCGGACCTCGGCGTTGTGGCCGGGTCGCGGCTGGAGTGTGCCGCTGGCGAGGCCCTGCGCGATCCTCTCCTCGAGCTCAGCAGCACCCTTTCCGGTGGGTCGGGGCATCGTCGCCCCGCGATGCTATGGACGCTGTAGGTCGGAACCCCGCAATTTGCGTGTCACTGGAACGGGCTGGTGGGCGCCGGCGAGCCTGTGTCGCCGATCCGTCGCAGAGCGGCGCTGAGCTTCGCCACACTCTCGCCGGCGGGGATCGCCGTCTGCTCGCTGAGCTTGCGCATGGACTCGCCGAACTGCTGCGCCATGCGCAGCGACGCGGCGAGGCTGCGCCGGAACGCCTGGATCGTGCGGTCCTGCGACGAGCCGATCTGCACGTCCCGGCGGCGAGCTCCCCACAGCACGAACGCCCCGTCCGGGTGCAGCTCGCGCGTCGCGGTGAACATCGTGCCGAACCGGCCGACCCTGATCGTCTCGGGGAGAAGCGAGCCGTGCGAGGCGCCGAACGGGACGAAGTGAGGCGGGTGCGCGGTGGGCACGCTCGGGATAATACAAGCCGGTCGGACAGACCGGGTGCGGCGCCGCACCAGAGATCGCGGCGCCGCACACGGCAGCTAGAACCATCCACCGGCCCTTCGAGCGGGCACCCTACCAGTCGCTCTCGTCAGGACCGAAGTTGCGTAAGCGCGCCTCGCGGAGCTTGCGGCCCAGCCAGCACGCGCACCAGAAGTAGAGCGCCGCCGCGAGGATGCAGACCAGGACGAGGGACATGCGAGCTGCCGGGCAAGGATTCGAACCTCAGTCTCGCGGGCCAGGGCCGCGCGTGATGCCAGCTACACCACCCGGCACTGCTGGCGACGGCCGAGTCGCGCTCTCGGCCGTCGCCCCGTCGATGCGGCTATGCGCGCGAGAAGGTGCTGCGCCGCCCTATTCGGACGGTCCCGGCTCGCTGCCGGCGGCGGGGTCGCCCGCCTTCGCGTCGGCGACGGCCTGCTGCACGACGGCGCCGGCTTCGGCGATCTTCGTGCCGACCGCGCTGACCCGCTCGGCGAGCGCTTCGCCTTCGGCCTTCGTGATCGTCACTTCGCCCGACTCGGCTTCGTTGAGCTTCGTCAGCAGGGCCTCGAGCTCACCGTCGAGCGTCGAGAACTCCGGGGCGATGGCGGCGATGGCGCCCGCGAGCGCCGAGTCCTCGGCCTCCAGACCCTCGACCGCTTCCTCGAGCTGCGTTGCGACCTCAGACATGTGTCGTATCTCCTTTTTCAGGGCCTCGACCGCCCGGCCAAGGTGCTCGCGGTGCTCCGCAAGCTCCTCCCGGACGACGCGGCGGATTTGATCTAGCTCTGCTGTGTTCAGCATCGTGGGCGACTCTACCTCTCTGGTCGGATTGTGGGCGGGTTCGATCGTGCAGTTTGCGAGCCGGTCGTCACCGACGCATTTCCTCGACCAGCTTGCGCGGCGTATGGCAGTCCGCGCACCAGTCGCGCTGCATCTCCCACCGCGGGTGCGCGACGAAGCCTAGGCGCTCGGCGGTGCGCTGGCGCAGGCCCTCGGCGAAGCGCGTCCAGCAGCCGTCGAGGTCGAGCGCGAAGCGCATCCGGTGGTAGACCGCCGGCGCCACGATCACGTCGGCGCCCATCTGCAACGCGAAGTCGCCGCGCACGAAGACGCTGCCTTTCACGTGGTCGCGGAACCACGTCTCGACTTGCGGGCGCAGGTCGATCTCGAACCGCTGCAGGTCGTCGCTGATCTTCGCCAGCTCGTCGCCGAAGCTGGTCACGGCCGCTCGCTCAGCGCGCCGTACAGCGCCATCACGGCGTACAGCGTGGCGAGCTGCACGTCGCCGGTCTGGAGCAGCACCGCGCGCGAGGCGACGGCGAGGTCGGCGTGCGGGATCTCGTGCGCCTCGGCGATGCCTTCGTTCTCGGGGTCGCTGTAGATCGCTCGCCATGTCTCCATCGCCGCGTCGACCGCGCGGGTGAACTTCATGCCCGACATGCCGAGGCCGTTCGCCACGCGCCGCGCGAGCGCTTCGGCCTCGTCCTCTGACTTCGGGTGCTGGCGCGCAACCTCGTGCGCGATCGAGCGGGCCGTGAGGTCGTGAACGATCGTCGGCGGTCCGCTCTCGCCGCCGTCGCGCACGTCGAGGAACCGCTGGTGCTGCTCGCGCATGTCGTTGATCCGCTCGGTCAACCGCTGGGGCAGCTCGAGCGGCGCTGCGCTCGCCTGGACCTCATCGAACACCTGCAGGAACCAGGCGGCGTGGTACTGCACACCGCTGAGCGCGTCGATCGTGTCGCTCGGTAGCGATGTCTGCGGGCGTGAGTCGGCGCGGTGCATCGCGTGGTCGGCCTTGCGGCCGATCCAACCGCATGAGCACGTGGCGACCTCGACATCGGGGCCGACCGCCGTCGAACAGTAGGTGGTGCCGGTCATTTCGTGTAGCGCTTTGTCTGCCATGTGGTGCCTTCCGTTCGGGTGGTCCAGGGAATAATACAAGCCACTCGGACGGACTGGCCGAACGGCTCGGTACGGTGCTCAGATGGTCTTCCCGGTCGCCCTCCCGCCCAGCGCGCACTTCCACCAGGTCATCGCGCGCCCGGCCATCTGCGTCAGCCCGCGCCAGCGCTTCGAGCGCGTGATCGCCGCGATCGTGCGCCGCGTGCGCGCGAGGACGCCCGTGCGCCTGCTCGCGCCCGAACCCGCCACGCCGCCGCTGCGCTGCCTGCTCGGCCACGTGGCGGTCGACGTCGCGCACTGGCTCCCGAACATGCCGAGGGGTTCCGAAGACTCCAAGGGGTGCAGCGCCCCCGTTATCCGCGCTGCTAAGCCGCCCGGCTAGGACGGAGATAGCCCACGGATGGGACGAGCGGCGGTGACGCGAAGGGCGCCCACAGGTGGCGCCCTTCGTCGTTCTAGTCGGAGATCCGCGGCGACGTGTGCAGCTCGAGCGCGGCGCGGTAGCGCGTCGCCGTCTCGCCACCGTCGCAGACCGCCGCGATAGCCGAGCACCATTCCATCGGCGTCAGCTCGATCGCCTTGACCTCGGCAGCGTCATCGCGCCCGTTCTCGGCGAGCGCCAGGCGCACGCCGCCGTCCTCGGTGCGCTCGACGGAGAAGCCCTCGGCGATGTTGTGGCGTGGCATGGGCCGATCCTAGCGAGTGACGCGGCCAGCGTCGGCGCTCTACCGATTGAGCTACCCAAGCCCGAGACTGAGGCGAAGGGCGGGACTCGAACCCGCAACGTCCGGCACTGGCCGCGTCGCGGCGGCGCCGGCGCTCTGCAGCCCGCCAGCTCCCGCCATGCGCCTGACGGGAGTCGAACCCGCTGCCTGCGGCTTGAAAGACCGCTGCTCTTGGAGCACCCCGAAGGTTGCCCGTGACCGTTGAGCTACAGACGCCGGGTCAGCTTACCCGACCCGCCCACGAAGCGAGAGTGAGCGGCGCCGGATTGGTGTGTCGATCGCCGACGCCGCTCCCCCGTACCTCAGTGGTCGACGGGAAGCTAGAGCGAGGCGCGGACGGCGCAGTCCTTCGCCTCAAGCAGCTTGCGCAGGGCGACGGTGAGCTCGGGACCGTCCAGCTCGGGGTTGTTCGCGAGGCGGCGCGCCAGGTCCGAGAACGGCGCGGCGATGAGTTCCTGCGCGGGCTGCAAGTGCTCGTAAGCGAAGAAGCGCAGCAGGTGTGCGACGGCGGGGTGGCGTGCGGGCAGGTCGTCGTCGTCCATCGCGGGCATCCTACCCGAACTCGCTCTGGCTGTAGCGGCCGCCTGCCGACGCCGGCGCGCCGCCCTTGCTCCCGGCGCCGGCTGGCGCGCCGAGCACCGGGAAGACGTTGATGAGCAGGTAGCCGAGCGTGTCCAGCGGGTGCTCGTAGTAGCCGTCCTTCTCGTATGTCTCCTTGAGGATCGGGTCGCTGCTCTGGCTGTCTTTGGGTGCGTTGGCCTTCGCCCACTGCGCCTGCTCCATCGCCTCGATCAGGAACTCGCAGTCGGCCGAGATGTGCAAGCGGCCTTCCTTGAGCAACTGCTTGATGAGCGTCACGCGGTCCTTCGGCGCGACTTCCTCGCTAAGCACGCGGATGCCGAAGCGTTCGACGGTGAAATGGTCGCTCTCGGTAGCGACGCTCGTCTGCGCTTTGCCCGCCGGGTCGCAGCCCGCCGGCGTCGCCTTCGTGTTGACGCCGAGCTCGCCGTCGAGCACGACGGCTTCCTCGAGCATCGTCTGTGTGGTGCGCCGCTCGGCGTGCAGCTCGGCGAAGACGAAGACCTCGCGGTTGGCCTGGACCTCGGCCCACAGCACGATCCCGTGGTGGTAGCCGAAGTCGATGCCGCGGATGCGGGGCCACTTCGCCTTCGGGTCGGGCTTCGCCTGGATGACGTGCTCGGCGCGGTCGAACTCCTCGCTGAACACGCTCTGGCCGGGGAGCTGGAAGGCGTCTTTCCACTCGCTCGGGTACTCCTGGTGCAGATCGCGCTCGGTCGGCATCTCGAGGCGCTTCTCCTCGTACCAGTCCTCGTCGCGGGCCGGGTGCGCGTCCCACGGGATGAACATCGGGTAGTAGCGGCTGCCGCCGCTGATCGCCTTCTTCCATTCTTCGGCGAACTGGTTGTGGAAGCCCTGCGCGGTGCTGATGCCGACGAGTTTGCCGCCGGCGCTGAGCGTCGGCAGCAGCGACACGAGGATCTTCGCGATGCCCCTGATCTTCGCCCACTCGTCCAGCATCACGAACTGCGCCGTGATGCCCGAGCCAGCGAATTCGGTGGCGGGCAGGCTGTAGATCCGGCAGCCGATGTCGCCGAACTCCAGGTGGTCTACGACGTCCTTCGTGATGCGCGGGCGCAGCGCCGGCGGCAGGCGCTTGTGCATGAACCGCACGCGGTCCAGGAGCTCGATCGACTCGCGCAGCCCGCGGTTGAGGATGAGCGCCGTCTGCCCCCGGTTGCAGCTCGTGAGCCACAGCATGAAGGCGAGCGCGAGCCAGGAGAGGCCGAGCTGGCGCGCCTTCAAGATGATGATGCGGGCGTGTTCTTCGAACTCGCGCAGCGCGTCGAGCTGGAAGTCCCACAGCGCGAACGGCACGGGCAGGCCGCCCTCGGCCGGCTGGATCTGGCAGTGCGGGATGAACAGCTCGGGGAGAAGCTGCGCGGTCTGGACTTCGATCGGCGTCAGCCGCTTGGGGGCGATCGACGCTATAGGCGCGTGAGCCGGGACGACCATTACTGGTCGTCCCGGCTTCTAGCTGCGCTCGTCAGGCTGCCACCGGCGGCGCGCACACGACGTCGGCGTAGTCGATCACGGGCAGGATCAGCGGCGACGGCGGCAGCATCCGATCCATCAGGGCGAGACTGCCCTCGAACAGCTCGTCATTCAGCGGCTTGATCTCCTCGTCAACGAGGGTCTGCGTCTTCTCCTGGACAGCCGTTCGCACGGCGTCCCTGACCGCGTAGTAGACCTTCCAGTAGCGAGACTCCCCCGGCTGCAAGTCGGCAACGGCAACGGCATCGGCAGCGGCAGCGGCAACGGCAACGGCATCGGAAGCGGCAACGGCAACGGCATCGGCAACGGCAGCGGCAGCGGCATCGGCAACGGCATCGGCAGCGGCAGCGGCATCGGCAGCGGCAGCGGCAA